ATAGTTCTTAGTGAACCCACCACAAAGCCATATGTTCCCAAACAACCCATAACTTCTGTATATCTCTGCTAGTTTCTTCCTGTGATTGATTACCTTGTCGATACTTCGTAAGTTACCTAGTCCTATTGAGGCGGTAATGTCACTCATGTGGTACTTGTACCCTGCTTCCTTTAGGTCTATGTTTCCGTTCTTTTGTTTGGCTTCTCTGTCGTAACCGAACCAGCGTAGTCTTCTAGCGGACGCTGCATCCTTCTTTGCCTTGCATATAAGAAATCCTCCATCTCCTGAAGTGAGTGTCTTAATTGCTTGCAATGATACAGCCGTAAATTGTGCTCTTCCCCAGTATGTACTTCCCACTGCTTGTGCGGCATCTTCAATAACCGTAATGTTTCCTTCTTTACCAAGTTTGATAACTTCTCTAAGTCCCCTGTTATTCCCGCCGAAGTGGACGAAGACGATTGCTTTTGTTTTCTTGGTGATTTTTCTTTTAACATCTTGAATATTTATATTAAGGTCACTATCTATATCAGCAAATACTATCTTCACTCCCCTGCGAACTAAAGGAATGTTGGTAGCAGTACAAGTAAGTACGGGAACGATAACCTCATCACCTTTCTCTAGACCTGCGAGGTCATATGCTAATTCAAGTGCTGATGTTCCTGAATTAACTGCTACTACATTCTTTTGATTGAACTTCTCTCCAAATTCCTTTTCAAAATGTTTAACCATTGGGCCTTCTGCTAGTTGTCTACTTAATAGTGTTTTCACTGCGAATAAGACCGCTCTCCACGACATATATGGTTTAAATAGTTTTATAGCCATATCTTGTTTTCAGGTTTCTGTGTCCACTCGATAGTTTTAGCTAATGACTCCTCTATAGAGAATGGTGGCTTCCATCCCTTAGAGGTCAATTTTGAGCCATCTAGGGCATATCTGTGGTCATGTCCAGGTCGTGTAGAATGGAAGTCAACAAGCTCATACTTCAATTCCTTACCAAGAATACCCGCAATCATCTGTGCCATTTCTAGGTTGTTGATTTCTTTCTCCCCTACAAGGTTGTATCTGTCTGGTCGGTCTACTTCTCCCTCCGCATATTCTGTAGCTGGTAAGTTATCTATGATGAATAGCAATCCATCAGCGTGGTTTCGAGCATGGAGATAATATCGTGAGCCTATTCTGTCTGGTGTTCCATGAACAGGGACAGTTTCGCCTTTGATTACCTTGTCAATTACCTTTGAGACGAACTTTTCTTTGTCTTGTCGCTCCCCAAAGTTGTTCATTGTGTTTGTAATAACTACTGGCACTCCATAAGTTCGCCAATATGATATTGCGATAGCTTCTTGTGATGCTTTAGACGCTGAATATGGGTTAGATGGCAGGATTGTAGACCATTCTGCATGGTTTACTCCGTCTGGGGCTGCTCCATATACCTCATCTGTTGAGATTTGTAGGAACATCTTAGGCTTTAAGCAGCGTGATGCCTCTAACATATGCAATACAACGTTCACATTGTTCTGTATAAAAGGCACAGGGTCGCTTATAGACCTATCAACGTGTGATTCTGCTGCTATGTTTACAATGTAATCAATCTTCCCAAACCTCTTGATTGTCTGGTCAGTGAACGGGGATTCCAAGTCATGGGTTACTATCTCAATCCTCTCTTTGTAGGTTGAGACAATCTCTTGAATCCTCTCAGGGCAACCCTTGTGTTTCCACGAAGCTACACCAATAACATAATAGTCGGTGTTGAGCATAACGTGTTCCAGGAAGTGTGAGCCTATGAACCCCCCGATACCTGTTACCAGTAGCCTATTATTCATGGTCTTTTTTTACGTTATCAATGTTTGCAAGGAAAGCATTTGCTCTATCAATAATCTCTTTATGTGACCATAGTCTGGCACTCATTCCATTTGGGAATACATACCTGTGAGTATCGTCTCTATCTTCTCTTATTTCATCAGTAGATACTGGGGGGAGGTCATAGTTTGTTCCCTCGTAAAAGATATTAGATAGTCCTCCTCTATTTGGGTTTTCAACTACAGTGAAATTAGGGTCAATAGCCTGCAGTTCTTTTTCTAGTTCTTTACTTGTCATGTAGTTTTTCAATAGTTGCTAAAGCGTTCTCTAAGAGTAGGAATGTAACGGCTGATATGCTCATTACTGAACGAGATTCAATCTTTATCTTCTGGCTATAAGGCTTGTCGTCATGCTTAAACGAGTATGCTAAAAAACCATTGTTGAATATCATCTCAATATCCTTCCCTTTCAGTGTGAAAGTGTTTATTTTCATATATATTTTATTAAGATTGCCTACAGAATGTGTGGGAGGCTTTGTTCTGCGAGAGCCTCCCACAGACAATCCTAATTATTATACCATAAAGGTATCAATTAACTAAGCTGTTGAGGACCCATCTGATGCTCCTGTCTTCAAGTCTATAATCCAACTTGAGTTCAATACCTTAGCAACGAATGGCATCTTCCATCCGACTGTTGAGTACTGGTCGATAGGGTTAGAAGTATCGTTTGAACCAGGGTTCTTCACATACACCTTAGGTGCTGAGTTTGAACCTAGATTAACTACACCGTAAGCGTGCGCTCCGAAGAAGAAGTTGTCATACACGTTTGCAACGTTTGCTGCAGATGTAGAGAATCCTCCTGTAAGAGTAAACGCCTGGTTGTTAGTTTCAACGAACTCTACTCCATGCAACTTACCTACAACTCCTCGCTCAATAGCTTCGGATGTTGTATATCGGTGTGCATCAAGCCATTCTGAGTTTCCCATCAAGTCCATAGCTGTGTATGGTCCGATGATAGAACGGTACAGTCCGCTATCAAACTTAGGTGCTTTGTTGTTCTTAAGTGTTCGCACAACTCTTCGAATTTCAAGACCTGTAAGTGTGTCTGATGTGTGGATAGTAGAAATCGCAGTAACTGACCCAGCTGCTCCTCCAGTAGATGTAGAAACCAACACTACAGTTGCGCTTGCTTTAATCTCTGTTCGGATAAGTGTGTCAATTGATTCTCCTGCGTTCTGTCCGTGTACTGAGATATGTTCCTTTAGACCTGTTTCAATAGATGTCATTGAATAAAGTGAACCAACTGTTGTATATGCTCCGTAATCAGCAAGTACCGCAGATACAGTTGCTGCTGTCATATCAACAGCTGTTGGGTTTACAGCTTCAGAAAGAGCTGTAGTAACGATTGCCAAAGGTGAGAACCGTGTAAAGTACACAGTTTTACCTGAGTTCATTGGGATGTTTTTAGTATCCGCTCCGAAATCGTGTCGGAGTTCAATCTTAGCTCGCTCGAGGAATACTCGGTCGTAGAAGATTTGCATTGTGTTTGTCAATCCAGGGTTCGACCCCTGGGCTAGTGTTGTTGTTGACATTAGTAGTGTTTATTATCCTATTCCCCTGTGTTTGGAAGTATTTTCTCTAATTCCTTTGAACTCATATTCTTGAGTTGCTCAGGAGTATATTTTCGTTCAACCTCTGACATTCCGCTAGTGTTTGTGGTTTCGCTGGCAGCAGACTCGATGGCAGCTTGTTTTTTCTTTTGCCCTAAAGCAAGAGATACAAGTGAGTTTTTGTCATTGAGAGTTTCTGCTCCACCGTTGTTCATAATGAACGCTACATCTTCCTTGGAATGTCCTTGAAGCCGAAGTTCAAATACTTCGTCATTGAGGTCTATAGGTTTGGTATTAAATTTTTTAGGCTCTGGCTTCTGATTTTTTAAGTCTTTAGCTGTTGCCTCTGCTTTTTTAGCTCGTTCGAACAGTTTTTTATTCTGTTCTTCAAGTCGGGCATTCTTTTCTTCAATTGTTTCGCCCTCAGGAATTTCAACAGTTTCCTCATCTGCCTCGTTTGTAGAGTCGAGATTCTCAGTATATTCTTCGTTCATATAAGCTATGAATTAAGTGGTTTATAGAGTTTTCCTTCTCGCGGCGAGGGGTTTAAATGAGCTTTTCCTCCCCTATAAGCTCAACAGTCTATTTCTGCATGTATTGGTTCTGTCCTGCTTCTGGTACTTCCTGCCGTACGTTTGGATATTTGTACTTTGCAGAAAGGTTTGGTCCAGTTGCTGTATCTCCTGTTCCATCGTAGTAAGAAATCTTCTTACCGTTTGCACTTGATGGGACAATCATTGTTACTCCTTTTTTGTACTGTGGAACACTTACTCCGTTTCCTACAGGTTTCTTTGTGTTTAGTGATGGCATGTTATTTAAATGGATTTGTAGCCTTTGCTAGTGGCCTGCTAATAATTCCTGACTCTTGTAAGAACTTCGATAACTCGTTGTATAAAGCTATTTTGGCTCTCAACTCTGCTTTGAACTCCCCAGGTGGACGTTCCCAGTCCAGTTCGTTCATATCAACCAAAGGCTCAATGAACAGTCGGAGTTCATCTTCGACCTTTTCCCAATCTGGGTCAGCAAAGAATTTTGTTTTGATTTCGTTATTCATTATGCTTGTAGTTGTTGTAGTTGCTGCTGTTGTTGTGGTTGTTGTTGTAACTGCTGTTGCTGAACTGCTTGCTGTTGCTGGTTAGCTTGGTCATCTGCTAAGTCTAGCTCGGCTGTACTCACTCCAATCTTCTCTGCGAACTTAAAGTATAGAAGTTTCAATCGTGGGTCTTGTAGGATTGCTGGGTTACTTGCTAGGTCGCCAATTACTTTTTGCAGGTTGCTTGCCATAATTTGTGGGTCTGCCTGTTCATTATCAATGATGAAGTCGAACTCAAACTGTACATCATCATAGAAAGCATCTTTGAGCTTAACAAACCTATTCTGTCCTAGTTTCTTATGCTCTGATACGAACTTCCGCTTAGCCGCATCAACTTCTTCCGCTGTGATGTTGTGACCATTAAGGATTCGTGACTTGATGAACTCGTTAGCATAAAGCTCTGACCCCATGTTATCTAGTTTCATAAGCTCCTGCGGTGAGCCTGTGAACCTCATTATATGTTCCTTAGTTAAGTCTCGCATCAACTGAGGGAGTACAAGCTCATTAAAGAAGTCTCTGATTCCTAGTGCAAAGTTCTCTCTCTTAAAGGCGAACACTGATGAAGCTTGAGCGTTAGCAATCTGCACTACTCCAAGAGGCGTTGATGATGGTGCTGTTTCCCCCCTTACTGCTTCATAAGAGAATGTAAGCTTATCTGCTTGAGATAGGTAACTTGATTCCTCTGAGTCAAAGGCTTGCAGGTTACGCTCTTCGTTAGCTACGGGTGTTATTCCATTCACTGATGTGAGTAAGTCACCACTTTCAAGGTCAGTAAGCACGTTCTTAACAAATGTCTTGTCAGCAGTTTGGAACAAGTGAATAGATGAAATCTCCATAGAGATTCGCTTCTGGTTCTTTAGTTCGTTAATTCGTACCTGTGTGTCAAAGAGCTGTTCTACTATTCCTCTACCAAGCCAACGTCCTTTCTCTCGTGCATAGTGGAAATCTTGATATGGATATTCTTTTTTCCATTCTCCTTTGAACAGGATTACTCCCAACTCACCTACTGGTTGACCCTCACTGTTTTGTTCTTGTTCGTCTGCTCCAGCTACTATGAATACTGATTTCACCATCTCATCCCCTCCGCTTCCTAGCCACCATGCAGGGACTTCACCATATCGTTTATATACTTTGACGTACGGTGTCGATACTTGTTGGTTTACATCTCCTCTTAGGTCTTCAAATGGACTCTCTGCTTTCGTTGAACCAAACCTTTCAATAGCTATGTCTTTGTTTTCCCATGACGTTTCCCTTAGTTGGGTTGGTGTCATGTAGTGAATCGTTGTAATGAACCGTGAGTTCTTTATCTTATCAACACTTGGGTCAAGAATTAGTCGTCTTATATCTACTACTTCTGCACCTTTCTTAGTCTTCTCGACAACTACTGAACCGTATACTGGTAGCTCTTCTGCAATCTGATTGAGTATCTCTCCGAACTCTGAGTCTTTGAGCCATACCTTTAGTTCTTTTTCAAGTAGGTACGTTGAAAAGTCTGACTTAGGATTAAGAGGCCATAGTCTGATGTTCTTTGTATCTATGTCGAGCATCTTTGTAGCTACATCACAGGGAGGGGTTACAATATTAAAAAATAGTTTCTCTCGCCCTAGATAAGTATTTCCGTCTTCAAACTTTGAATTATAATAAAGTTGCGCACGTTTGATTGTTTCGTACTGGTTAAACGAGTAACCAGGAGAAGGAGCGATGAAAGCATTAAAGAAGTCATTGTTCTCTTCCCTTATTTGTGAATATATAGTTTCTGCCATACCACAATAATACCAAATGTGTCAAAAGGTAAGATAATATTATACACTTATACATATAATAACCTTATTTAAGGCAGTGTCTTGGTATTTTTGTTCACACTAGACTTGAGGTTCTTAGTCAGCTCTTTGATTATACTCCATTCTAATTCCTCAAAGAAAGAGGAAACTACTATACATGCACTGTTATCAAAGACCTCTTTAGCCTTGTGGTAGACATCGCTCCTCCATATCCACCTATCCATAGACTGTCTGCTTATCTTTGAGCCTGTCTTGATATGATACAGGTCGCATACTTCCTCTGTAGTGAAGCCTACAAGTTTGTATCTCCTGTAGATTAGATTCCAAAGACCATGAGGTTGTTTATATTTCTTTGCAAACCTCTTATCAGGGTCAATGGTGAACAGATGAGATTTTCTTAGGTCTAAAATCATTTGAAAGACTTAGGTGTTACCCTGTTATTATACACTCTTGATTCAAACTCTGCATCTGGTACTGCAACATTAGTTACCGACATGTATCGAAGCATATCTGCGGCGTGTGAAGTCCAATCGTGAAGTGGCTTAGCTTTATACTCACCCATCTTCTCGTTCCATTCCTTTTGATACTGTTCTATAGCATTCACGAATACCTCGCACTTTTCTTTGTCTATCCATATTCTTGAAAATCTGACGCGTGTTGCATTGATACCATCACTGATTGGCAAGTTAGGCGTAATGAGAAAGTTGATACCAAACGTTGCTGCCATCTCTCTCCTTGACTTACCTGTTCCAAGTTCTCTTACCTCAATATCATGCGGTGCATAGTGTTCTGCATATGTATAAGGTTTTGTGCCTAGTTTGTTTACATAATGGCTTAGACCCTCTCCTGAAGACTCATAGTAGTCAATCATTCTTATCTCACTACCTGCAAACTGAAAGAAACCAATACAAGTTGAGTCTGACATTCCCAAGTCCCACCATGTATACACTGGCAACATTGGTTCATGTGGTACGTTTGTTATTCTGTTCTCATCTCTAGCGTCTTGTAGTTGTTTCCTGTAGTAAGCTCCTTTTAATGTGATACCAGACCAGCTACCATTAAGCCATGCTTCTTTTAAGTCTTCGTCTTTAATACTCTTGAGATATTTAATATAACCTGGGTCAATCTCCATAAGAACAGAGTTGTCTTCTGCCTTTGATGGTATAAATACTCTTGTTCTTCCTGTGTCCTCGTCTTTAATTTTTATTATACCGTCAGGCATATCAGGGATATTCCACCTATTCTTTACCCATTTGAATCCAGGACCATCTGGGTTAGTAGTAGCGAACACCTGTGGTTTGATGTTTGGGATAGTAGAACGTACAGAACCGAGTAGCTTCTCATAGTTTGATTCACTTGAAATGTGAGTAATCTCCTCAAGTAGTAGCTTCTGGTATTCGTGTCCTTGGTACTTTGTATAAGCATTATCATCTTTGAGGTGTCCTGTTCTTATCCTTGCACCACTTGGAAATGTAAACGTATCGCCTGTGTATACTCCTCTAGCTGGTGCATACATTCTCTTAGCTCTATCAATCCAGTCATCAAGGTCTGTTGCATTTCTACGAATAACTAAAGCTCTGTACTTAGGTTTATCTACATCATAAAGCAACCATGCTTGTCCTGCATCGGTCTTTCCACCCCCCCTAGCGCCAGTCAGCCCCCGTAAAGAATTTCATCTTCAATGCTAGCTAAAGCAATCTCTTGCTTTGGCTGAGGCTTCCAATGGATTTTTTGTGTTGTTTCCATAGTTAGATGAGACTCCTTACGGGGATTTCTCGCTCGACCCAACGTCTGTGAATATTCAATGGTGTATTCATTCTATCGTGGTCTTTTTTGTTCATTACTTGTAAATTAGAGACAACATTATTCAATGTTTCCCCGTCAATATGATGTACAATCTCATGTGACATTAGTCTTCGACCTAGCTTCTTCTCCATTGTATACCTATGTTCCCTTATATGCCCACTACTTGTGGCATCAGGATGCTCTGGCATGTATAGAAGTCTGTAGCAACTACCTCCCTTCCTGGACATAACATATCGATAACCTTTAAAGTTATGTGGCATATCCCTTTCCTTAAATCTGCTGGCAATTCCATTCGTAATCAACTTTTTATTTGTTACTTTCATAGAACAATCCTTTGAACAGTATTTTCCTTTGCCTATCTTTATCTTAGATGGATAGGTGTTAAATTCTGTTCCGCAGTAGCATGTTTTATTTATCATCTTTTGTGTCATTGCGTTCTGGTAGTATTACTACACCTAGTGGTTCACCCTCTGCCCCTGTTACTTCATTCCTAGTAGAATAGCCGTCATTCTTTCCTAGAGTAGTCACTATTGTCTTCGATACATCTACTACTATTCTCATCACATCTGCTTGTATTGCTCCTTCTTCATTTACATAGACAGTATCAAGGACTTTATGAAGGTTTTTCTCTGCTTTTGAAAGCATTTCTTTTCTATCGAGTTTCCGCAATCTTGCCTTGAACCAGTCCCTCATAGTAATATTCTTAGCTGAGCTAGGTGAATAACCTGCCTTTATAGCTGATTCATAGGCATTTCCTTTATTCCCTAATAGTGTCTCAAGGTAAAAATCCCAACAGATTTGTTCTCTTGGGTCTGATGTAGTTGAGTTAGCACCGTTAGGGTTAGGGATAGCTGTCATATAACTACATTATACCATTATCTACTAACGTGTCATAGTCTATCATTATTACTCTTTGTGCCATATGAGCTTGGATAGTCATTCCATACTTCTTTTCTAGTTCTTTGAACTCCTTTATAAATTCATCTGCTGTTAGTTCTACTTCTTTAACTTCTTTGATTTTATTTGTCATATTTATATTGTTATTTCTAATGCTTTTTGATAACGCTCTTTAAATGCCTGTTCGCAACCTGTGCATAACAGTCTAGCAGGGTTCATTGCTGTACTACAAGGGAGGTTGTTTACCTTTCGAGGGCAGATTGCTAGTGGGTATGTGTTTTTTCCTATTGTGATGTTCATATAGTAGTTTTTCTAATGGTTTGCCGCGAAGGCAGCAAGGACATCTCTCTTGTGTGTCTGTGAGCGGAATAAAGCCTTTTAAGCATATACACCTTACTATATTAGGCTGATACTTTTTTGACAT